CACCCCTCATGGGGTGGCTAGAGAGAGATCTCGAACTCTACAAGTCCAAAATGCAGCGCTTTCTTGGCCAATTATGACCAATAGAATTAGGTCCCGAAGTTCGTACTTCGATGGTCCTCCTCCCGGAGGTAACTACGAAGCGCGTCTCGTCAGTCACATTTATGGAAATGGCGACTGGTTCAGTGGTTACACTGGCGGTTTTTTCCAACCGCGCGACGCCCCCTACATTATCGAGTCCATTGAGGACACGGTTGGGGGACCTTTCGGTTCACCTAAAGCCTGCATCCATTCAAAGTTAGAGATCACGGATCTTCCTCTTGATCCCCCAACACCTAATACTCCGAAGTTCCCTTACGGAAACATCGGGCAATATGCGTGGTATGAGATCAGGAAGACTGCTCCTATGGGTCTTAATCAGACCTCTATTCCGGATTGTAATCCCGGAGTAGATATAGCAGCTGAGAGAAGTAGTTTCTTCACTGATACCGTTAATTCGGTAACATCTGAGATGCCTACTCAACTCTCTGTCCCAAACTTCATTTTTGAAGCTCGTGATATACTCCCCTCCTTAGCTTCCCTTGGGCAGTTAAGTGAGTACGGTCCTAAGACCTTTGGGAGTTTAAGTCGCGCTTTCGAAACCAGACGCATTTCCCTTGGGAAAACGGCTGCCGATCATTGGTTATCATACCAATTTTTCATTAAGCCACTCTGGTCTGATGTTTCGAGCGCACTTTCTCTAACTGCGAAAGTACGTAAGCGTGTCGATTACCTGCGTAAAACGCATGGTAAAAGCACGAAGTTCAGACGAAGCAAGTCATTCGGTAATTCTATTACCGAACCGTACGTGCATTTTAGCAACTACAGCAACCAAGGTGGTAAGCTGTACGGCAGATGGAATCATCGTGTTACCACGACTTTTTCCGCCGGCGGTCGCTTTCGTCATGAACTCGGAGGCCTCGACGATGTTAATCGGGAATGGTCGGCCATCGCAGCTTCAACCGGTTTTGACAACTGGTATAAAGTCGCGTGGGACGCCATCCCCTTCAGCTTTGTAGCTGATTACTTTACTAACATCGGTACACTCTTAGGAGGACTTAAATCCAATGACGTCTATGACGGCGCCATTACCCTTGAAAATACTTGGTCTCAGACTAAGTCTTTTCAAGAAAGTTCCTATGATGTGTATTTCCTCGACGAGTATGGTAACAAAAGTTACCAACAAGCATCTCGCGGGAGCAAGACAACTTTCTCTCGCCAGGTGGGCATCCCTACGTCTCTTGGACTTGTTTTCAACACCCGGCAAACGCCGGCCCAGATCGCTAACATTATTGCGCTTTTGGCGCAGTGATGTGCGAATCCGTAGCACCTTTCTCAGAGAACACCAATGGCATTCCCCGATCCCCTCGCTCTAAAGAACGTAGCAGATGCTACCGTGTCTTTTCCTCGCATGGCACCTATTCCCCAAGGGAATTCGTACCGTCGCGATACTAGCACGGCTGCTCTCACCGATGAAGTTACCATCCGCTCGCTGTTTACCCCCAAAAAGGGAGCTGCAGGCGCCTATAACAGGAACATCGTGACTTTCTCTCGAAAGATCCTCGATACTGATGATAACGTTCATACCGGTTCTCTGTCCGTTTCTCTCGTCCGTCCCACGGCCGCAGACTTTACTGATTCCGACGTCGAAGAGTTGTTCTCCCTTTGGGAAGAATTCCTCGTCGCTGCGTCGGGCTCTTATAAAGCCCGCTACATGCGGGGCGAAACCTGATTTACTCAGGTAGGGGGGCGCTGTTGGTGGGACTCATTACCTTCAAATAGGAATGATGAAAAGCCAGCAAGGGTTTTACCCTCGCCTTCTCTCAAAGCTCCTCTCTGATATGGCTGAGTCTGTTGACGAGAACTCTCTGGCTCGCGACCGAGACTATCTAAAGTCCCGGTATGCAACTGAGGGTCTGACTTTTTTCACGAGGATCCTACCTTCTTTTGGGAAGGCAGTGCTCCATGGAATTGAGTCAGGACGTTTTCATCCACCTCTCGGTTTTCGCAAATCGAGGAAGGGGAGTCTTCTCCCTGCATTCTTGCAGGGTTGGACAAAACGTATCTTCTCAGCCGACTTATCTGTGTTGCCCGACATTAATCCGCATGACCTCGGAGAGGTTATGCAGATTTGTATGTTGCTTTACAAGCTGGAGCTCCCCTACTCTCATGAGCAAGAGGCAACAGTTGTAAACTCATTCATTAAGACTGAGCATGAAATGGCGAATCCCCAAGAGGATTTACCTCTTCACGGCAATGTACTTGATCTGGCTTCTTCTTTGTTGGACAGAGCCCTTAACGGGTTCAACCCCAAGGATATCAAGCCAGGTCACGGGCCCGGTGCGGTGGCAACAGGAGAACGAGGCAACGATAAATACTCCTTTAGAAGGAAGTATCAGAGACTCCATCAGGAGTTTCCATACTATCGTTACTTCTCACCCTCACTGTCTGCCATCTCTTTTGAATCAGCTTGGTATAAGCACCTCGAGCCATCGGTTTTACCGATTGCAAAAGTGTGCCTTGTTCCAAAAGATTCGAGGGGTCCAAGGTTGATCTCTATGGAACCACTTGAAATACAGTGGATCCAGCAGGGCATCCTTCGCAGGATTGTCCCGCATATAGAAAAATCCTCCTTTATCAGGGGGAAGATCAATTTCACTTCCCAAGAGAAAAATCGTCAACTTGCTTTAGAGGCTTCGGCCAATAAAGCTTATTGTACGCTTGATCTCAAGGAAGCCTCGGACCGCGTTTCTCTAAGTCTTTTTCGCCGCATCTTTCCAAAGGATTTGGTGAAGACTTTCGAGTCATGCAGATCGATTGCCACTGAGTTACCAGATGGAAGAATTCTCCCTTTAAGTAAGTTTGCTCCGATGGGATCAGCTTTATGCTTCCCCGTCATGGCGCTTACTATCTGGGCACTTACTGAGGCAACGATCATCCTCAAGCACCGGAAACGCAAGCACTTCCTCGTTTATGGTGACGATATTATCGTTCCCACCGAGGATGTTGACTGCGTTATCGAGACCCTCCACAGTGCAGGTCTTCTCGTTAATAACGAGAAGTCCTACATTAACTCTCTTTATAGAGAGTCTTGTGGTCTGGACGCGTATAACGGTGTACTGGTAACACCAGTTCGTTTGCGCCGAGGGATCGATAGAGAGCAACGTGATTCTCACACCTACACTCATTTGATTGAGTTTTCTGAGTCCCTCTTTGATAGAGGTTTGTGGCGGACCTGCAGTTTTATCCGCAAGTCCCTTCGTGACGTCTTTGGTAAGATACCTTGGACTCACGACCACACATATCCGGGCTTCTTTTGTCCGGATATCTCAGTCTGCGATCAGAGGAACTCCTCCTTCAGAAAGAGGTATAACTCTGATTTGCAGAGGTATGAGATCCATCTTCGGACAGTTGAGAGTGACCGCATTCCTTCTGGTTTGCAATACCATTCTCAGCTACTTAAGGGCTTGCTAGGCCTTTATAGTGAATCCGAAGAGGATTTTCACGTCACACCCAGACGGAGGTGTGAATTACGTCGACGCTGGTGCGCGGCGTAACTTTTTCCGTTTGGAGCCTGTTCTTCAGGCGGGCTTTAAGGCCATTCTGAAGAAACAAGGTCTAGGGCTGGTTCGGAAAGAACCAATTGGGG